GTGCGAGTTTCGCACCCTCGACGACTGGATCGCCAATGCCGAGGAGATCGACGCGGAGCACGGCGACGGTATTGCGGCACAGACGCGAGCGCTGGCGCTTGAGTGTCGCGCCCAGCTGCGTAAGTACCTGTAAATAAAGGGGTTAGGTCGGGGGGCCGGAGCCGAGCCCCATAAACCATGTAATGACAACCACTTACAACCGCATGAAATAGCAGAAAGACATCCCCAAGGTCTTGCAATGGGCCTAGGGTATGGTATACTCGGGGTACGAAACGAGGGAAGGAAGGCGGCGTGCCCCACGCATCCAGGCCCAAAGAAACTTGGAAAGGGGGCTTGACAAACTAGGTCAGATCAGGTATAATAGAACTCATGAGGAACGACAAGCAAACCATGTACAGGACCGCCGAAGAAATTCACATCGAGGCTATGATCGCGCTCCTGATTGATAGCATGAAGGCTGGCAATGGCTGGCCCGACAAGCCCCAGCTTGATATGATGCATAGGGCCGTTTCGGATATGATCCCGAATCTCGTCCAGATGGGCGCTCTCGAAGTGGCTGTAAATGAAGAAGGCCAGATGGTCTACTCGATCACCGACTTCGGCAGGCAACTGAAAGATGATTTAGAAGATGATCTTGCTGGCGAAACCTCTTTCTAACCAATCAAATAACCAACCAACTCCAACCAAACCAAACTCATGTCTAAGAAAAGCATTCAGAAGCGTAACTATCGTACTCCCGAGCAAATTATCGCTGACACGGAATTGAAGCTCGATAAGCTTCGTCTTCGTGCTGCCAAGCGTGCTGCTGCGGACAATCCCCTTGTTGCTCCGATGGTCGCTGAAAAGAACGATCTAATCAAGCAACTTCGTGAAGCCACTAAACTGATGGCGTCTGGTCCTCAAAGTGCGGAAGCTCGAATTGCTACGCACATGAAGTGGGTTTCTCGAATCAACGAGCAACTGCTTGCTGCCCAGGATCTTGCGGCTGAACTTCAGCCCCAGATTGACGCTATCGATGCTCGCATCGTTCAAGCGATTGAGGCAAGCGTCCAAAGTGACGCCCTCGGAAACTAGGCTCGGCTCTGTAGCTGACTGAATAAGGGGAGAGGGTTTTTCCTATCCCCTTTCTACTTACCCTTACCAACAAAAAAATGCTAGATCAACTCACCACCATCGTCCGCTCGAATCAAAACGCAGTCATGTTCCGCATTGGCAATGCCCAAACTGCGGTCTACACCATTTTTGATCTCAACGAGAATCAAAACACCTACACGGGAACCCTTGGCGCGACCAAGCAAGCCTGGAACCGTCGTTACAAAAACTCTCGACAGTTCGTTAGTGGTAACGGTGTGAATCATCGCTACATGAATCAGAGTTAGTCCTCTGCCAAGACGGCTGTAACCCTTTATCAATACAGGGGTTACAGCGGTCGCTGCCGGGCCTGAGGCCCTAACCCCTTTATTTACAGGTACTTACGTCGGCCCATTTATCAAAGAAGATCGTCCCCTAAGTGTTGACATTGGCCTAGGGTTTGGTATAATGTACATATGAAAGCGACCAACAAGCACGAGGCCATCGACGCCTTCTTCAACGCGCTCTCGGGCGTCAACCGCGTGGATTCGATTTCCAAGAACCTCTGCGTCTTCTGCAAGGAAGAAGCGAAGGACTTCACCAATGCGCTCTCCGTCAAAGAGTTCACCATCTCTGGAATGTGCCAGGCTTGCCAAGATTCCGTTTTTTCTTCCAAAGACTAACATGATCGACAAAAATCACGACCAAGAATCCGATACTTCGCCCAACTGGAAAGTTGATAATCGCCCCATGCCTGAATTCGGCTATGCGGACATCGAATGCGAATGGAACCAGCAAGAGGACTATAACCTCTTCGAACAAAATCAAATCGACCTAGACGGCGAAGACTACTAACACTCCTTTTTCTCTCTTTCTCACTTCACCAACTTACCAAGGAAATAATCTTATGGGTACTTCTCAAACTCCTCTTTCGTCCCCCGATTGGCTCGCCATTCGAAGGGTTCATGCTCAAACCCTTCTTCTTGCCCACCGCGTTTGGGTGGATTATCACTCCCTGTCGAGTGGTGAAACGGATGAGTGGTTTACCACTTTGAACGATTATCGTGATGCCCGCAGGGCTATTGTCACCGTTGGTGATAACCCGAGGTACGGTGCTTCTGAGGCTTACGAGGTTACCCAGCACGGTATTGATGCGGTTGAGTCCGCTCGTGAACTGCTGAGATATTACGGTATGAAGTACTAGGTCTCCGTTCGTTGCCCCGATAGGGGAGCGAACTAAAAGAAAGCCTGTTAGGAGATAACCAGGGGAACAAACTCCATCGGGGCCGAAATGGTGTTCGACTAGCTTAAGACCTGTAAGGGAGATAGTTAGGACTGGGGTTCGATTCCCCACGGCTCCACCATAATACAAAAGAGAACTGGGTGGTTTCCCTACGCGTGGGAATTAAATAATCGGAGCAGACCAACCGTTTAGCCCCCACTCTTTTTTACATTTTGCCGGGGCCGAAGGCCCTAAGTACTGTATTGACAAGGGTTTACGACGACTAGTTTTCCTCGTTTAGCTGTCGAGAAGCTTGACATTGGCCTAGGGTTTGGTATAATGTATGCATGAGTACTGAGAAAACGATCACTTGCGACCTGTGCCTAGAACTTAACTACGCTCGCCTCTGCGTCGAGTGTCCTGAACTGTGCAACGATGTTGGGGAAAACCTGATTATCTGCCGCTTCTGTGCGGAGATGATCGAAGCTGAAGTGAATTGGGACGATACCACGATTGAGAGAGAAGCCTTTTACGGGAAAAACTAGTTATGATGCAAACCACCCGTTACCTGAAGTCTATCAAAGCTCCAAAGCTTGGAATCCTGAAACCTGGCTCTAATAACAAAAAACTAGGCTCTAAAATCACAAAAGGGCCTTGGAAGGGTAAACGTATTTTCTCCCTTACCCTAACTGAGAGGGCTACCTGCCCGACCTCTTGCCATCATTGGGAAGACTGTTATGGGAACAATATGCCATTCGCTCATCGGTTCGATCATTCTGATTATGATGCTCTGATCCATCATCTTGAGAATGATATCGATACTCTCACAACGAAATACATGGAAGGGGTCACAATTCGCCTCCATGTTCTAGGTGATTTCTTCTCTGAACAGTATATCACTTTTTGGGACATTATGCTACTAGTGTATCCTACGCTGACCGTCTATGGTTACTCGGCTCATCATCCTGATACGGAAATGGGCAAAAAGATCACGCAATTGAATCTCCGTTATTCCGATAGGTGTGCGATTAGATTCTCGGTTAGTGGTGATTATGACCCTCTCACCAAAAATAGGTTTGCGGCTGAAGAGTCCTACGATGGAAAGTCGTTCGATTGCCCTGAGCAAACTGGAAAGGTGAAATCGTGTGCTGCCTGTGCCCTTTGTTGGGATGCTACTAAAACCGTTAGATTCCTGAGCCACTAAAAATGAAAGTTCAACTAGCCTGTGATCGTTGTGGAAGCAATGAGATCCTTCAATTCGCCAGTCTCATGCTATACCCTACTGACGATGCACTCTTCGTAGATGTAGATATGCTCGAATGGGATCCCGATTTCTTCTTTTGCGTGGATTGTGAGCACGAAGGGCGCTGGTATGAGGGTTGAGGACAACGCGTAAACCCTTGTGAATTCATGAGTTAGGGCGGTGGCCCCCGGCCAAATCTTTTTTCAGTTTCTCCTTGCTATACCCTGATCCATGTGGTATAATACAGGCATGGAAACGAAAGACAAGCAGAACAGAATCACGGAATGGCCCTCCCCCAACGGAGAGATCAAGCTCCAATACATCCCCCTCTTCGACCACTATCGGTTCTGTACTCGCACCCAGGCTGGGGGGTGGATCGTGGGACGGTTCCGTTACCCTGCTCGCAAGTGGACGCTTGCATCCTTGCTGAAGACCGTGAACCAAAATTGTTACCAGTCCTAGACTTAGAACAACCTCGCTCGATTCACTCTCATTCACCATCACCAAGCTTGACAATGGCTCAGGATGTGGTATAATACAGGCATGGAAACGAAAATGAACGCACAAGAAAAACTGGATCTGCTGGTTTCTAGACTTCTGGCTACAAAAACCTTCGACTCTCAAGGTCACTATGGTGAGTTGGTGGAGCAGGATTCTGATGGAGTTCCGGACTATCTCGTCTTTCCTGGGGATTGGATGTGGACGGACGACATTGAGGATATCCTGGATGAACTAAACCTCCACCCTAGGAATCAGAATCGTACCTAAGCTCCTGTCAATACATGAGTTATGGCAGGGAGGCCCGGCCAAATCTCCCCTAACCCATGTCCTCGCAACCACTTACAACGCCCTCACTCAAATAACATCGATATTAGAATGGACTTCTCACCCAGTCTATGATATACTAGTAACATTTGACGAACGACCAACGTAGACTCAAAGAGCTTGTGACCAAGCTGAAAAACCTCCCCGCTTGCCTCATTCGCTATTCGCGAATAGCGTACGTCCATGCCCCTCAAGCCCCAGGACCTCCTCGTCTGCCATGGCTCCCAGGTGTTCGGTTGCACGATAAGTGATCATTAAGGCGTACGCAAGGAACGGAACGTTGACTTGTCGCCCTCTGAGAATCACTTCGTGCCCAGGTGAATGTCCGTTCGACCAAGTGCCCCGTTCACGCATCACCAAAATCAAAAAAACTAATTGAGGAGTATGATGTTTAGGATTACACAAATTATGCTAGAGGCTAAGTCTGAGCTTGGATTTGACTTTATTGCAAAGCACGGTCAGGTCTGGTTCATTCATGCTGTTAGGTACACTCATCATGGCACGAAAAGCCTAGCTCGAATCTCATTGGACCTCAATCCAGTTAGTAAGGGTGCTATTTGGTTGGATTGGCACTCTAATGTTGATTTTGACTTCCTCGTAGAGGTTACTGATCCCTTGATTGGTTGATTTGACTTCCTTGCGACTATAATAGCATACTACGTCCAAAGCTGCGTCTCCTACTGAGGAGCTTGCCCCTTCAAGAGTTTGACTTCTTGTGGGGGCTTTTTCGTAGCTTGACTTCTTCATTTGACTTCCTCGAAAGGCTGGAAAGGGGGGGTAAAAGACACATTTGAGTTTAGCCCCGAGTAAACAGTAGAATTCGGGACTTATTGGGGAATTGGGGGGGTCTGAATTTGACTTATTGGGGTGTTTTTCCTCTAATGGAGTTTGGAGAAGGTGTGATCTTGAATTGGGGTTAAGCCATCACCAAGTTTATACTTCGTTTATACTTCGTTTATACTTCGATTACCCCCCTAGATTTGACTTCTTGGTTACCTTACGCTGTACGGTATCTCCTGCTTTGACTTTTTCGTATCCAATTATCAATAATACTCCCCTTCATTTAACTTTTTGGGTATAGCTATAAAAATAGAGTAATAACCAAGCCCTCATTATTTGGACTAGTTACTACCCCCTTTTACCCACAATCACCATATCATTCTATCCCCATAATGAGTATGAGGGCAAGTTGATATGACAGGTTAGATGATGTTGTTGTATCTGTTGTTGTTACTATACTATTCACTACCAGGAATACTGGGTGTAGGACGGATTAGTTTTCCTGAACATTAGGTATGCGAATACTCCTACACAGAAGGTTCCTGCGTAAATGACATACCACCAAAGGGAGTCCTCGTCTAGTAGGGAAATGATTAGAAGATTAGGGTCATCCAATAGAGTACCTCCCCTTGATCCAGTACAATCCTATTGAGGAAAATAGCATCCTTCATTCTTTGGTTGAGCACTGTATCAGTAGTAGTACAGAATGCCTTGTCATACTCGTCCTGTCTCTCCAGTGCTGCCTTCAGGAAATCGTGCTGCTTCTCGGAAAGATCAGCTTCTACTTGAGCGTATTCGTTAATAATAAACTTTAGCTCTGGTCCTTCTCTAAACATAGTTGTGTCTAGGTAGTTGAAGATGGTATTCAGTTCTGTTAGGTTCATCCTGTTATTTCCTACGGTATCCTTTATGAACAGGTTTCCTTGTTTTCTCACTAATCTGTTCCCAGACGAGCAGGGATCTTACCACTAGCTCTATAAACAACCTGAAGGGGTATAAAACCACAACTAAGGGGAGTGTCAATAGGGTAGCCAGTTGATCCATCCCACTTAAATTCAACCAAGCGTCAACGTAACTCAGTAGCTTGTACTTTAGTGTCTTCATTATTCTTTTGTGTTAACCTCAATCCAAGAAATCAGATACTCATGGAGTGATCTACCGTTAGCTCCTTCGTAAAATTTACCCCAGCCATCGTGAAGTTCTTGCATAGACTCCATTCCCTGAGCATCGAGAGGCATATGTTCTGCGAGGCCATATTTCCTCATGAGACGGTCAGCATCAACTTGATTTTTATGGTTAGACATATTCAGCCTTCCCCAAACCTCATGGTCATCTGGGATGAAGGCTCCTACTGCACATCGTTTATTGTCCTCGTTTAGGTAGAGGCAGGCAAAAGTAGGGCGATCACCACTTGCCGAAGGAATCGAAACTCCGCACCTAGAGTTCTCAGGAACGTGCTTCCTAATAAGCTCAATCATACCCTCTTGGGTCCAGCCGTTAATCAGTGTGTGCATAAACTGCACCTGAAATAAATTCAGCGTCATCTAGTGAGGTCATCATGTTTTCTTCCTAGCTTGTTTGATTCTGGACAGTAGCCTGTCGATGTGTGGTACAGATTGGCTCAATTCAGAGCACGTTACAATCTGTTCTGTTTGTTTTGTTTTAACTCTCTTGTATGTACTGAGAGCTTCGGTACAGTGCTTGGGTGTAAACCCCATGAGTTGCGTGTAACCGTCTTGTAGTAGTTCCTCACCCAAATCTCTGAGGAGGATAATGCCTACCCCCTGGCTTCGGTATTCCTTCTTGACAACAATGTCAGCAACGAGAGCTTTATTGGGGAGATACTTCTGGGCAGTAATGAGGCCAACGATCTCATGTCCAATGAATGCAAACCTCTTCCATTCGTAGTAACCAAAGCCAGTTTCAGCATGGTCAGGGAACTCTTCAACCAACATTTTATGAGCCTCACGGAGTTGGATGTTGGTGAGGTATTTTACAGTTTGGACGTTCTTCATCTAGGAGTAGTAACCATCTTTGTAGACTAGACCACACTCAGGGCAAACCTTAAGAGTGATGTTTGACGAGCCAATACCGAAACTAAGCTCCTCCATGTAAGTACCATAAATGTAATCGCTTGAGTACGACTTGAGTTGTCCTTTCCTAGCACCCCTCTTGAAGTAAACGGGAAGTTTAACTTCCTCGCTACACACTTCTTCAAATCCGCAATGGCACTTCATAGTTAGTCCTCAATGTAGTCAGGGGCGTAGTACGTAAGCATTCCCAATCTTTGAGACAAGTCGTACTCAATCATGGCACCCTTGCTACCGGTGAAGTCTTCTAGAAGGAAGATGGTATCACAACGCATCAACTCTGCAATAGAAACCCTCATGTACTTATCCCACTTGTCAAGATCAGACATACCAGGGGGGGTTTTGATTGTGTGGTTCATTGGAGTAATGACCTGGGCTCCTTGCTCCTCAAGGAACTTACGAGCATTACCGAATTGGTCTTGAACTTTCATCCAATCCTTGCCACTAATACCACCACTAATGTACACAGTCTTCCCTTCGAATTCCTTAAACATTTTTGCATTCTCCTTATCCAGGGCTTCAAGTTCCAAATCCTCCAAGTGCTCATTTGAATCACCAACAGCCGCACTAGCCTCTTCTAGGGACATTAGGAGAGTTCCGAGGGACTCAGCATCCGATTCATTGATGTCCTCATTATCAGTCAGGACATCAATTTCATAGGTGCATTTATTAAGGGTATCGTAAGCTTCATTAAGCAAAGTATCAACCTCGTTAATGACAGACCGTACGGGGCGATCTTGCTTCCTCAGTGATCGATTATTCATGTCCGTTAACCTCTTTGATTACTTCATTCTTTGCGTTCTGGATAGCCTGAAGAATGTCCTCAAGAGGAACTTCGCTTTCAAACTGTAGTTTAAGGTGCTCATCAAGCAGACGAGTGGCAGCGTCTTTTAGCGTACTGAAATATCCAATAGGCAAGGACTCTTGCCACCCACCTTTCTTTGTCTTACCCTGGTGAGGTCCACGGCTAATGATTCCACCACCCTCTTCGAACCCTTCGATCACCCAATTGTATTGGTCTTTCTTGCGAAGACGTAGTTTGCTGTATTTCATTAGAGTTGGTTACCAATTTTGTCGCCAATGGAGTCGAGAAGATCTCGCGTATCACTCCAGGTCAGGTCAAGTTCACGCGATAGGGCTTGAACGTTGGCGTTGCCTGAAGGCTTGAGGTAGGAAGGATTTGTAGTAATGAGAGTAACAACTTCCATCTGCTTATCGTTAAGGATGGCGCTGATTTGTTCAAGGAATATGTTGCTTTCAGGGTCAGGAAGGCTCATGTCTTCAAGGCGAAGAACCTCCTCATTCTCAAACACATTAACAGTACCTTGCGTGAGGCCCTGGCGCTTAGTGATACGAGCACCAAAAGAGTTCTTCCAGTTCCAAAGAACAGTCTTGAAATACTTGTCAAAGCCTTTGGAGTCGCAGAACTCAGCAAACTCTTGTTTCTCTTTCTTAGCGTAACCTCGAATTGCAGTCATAGCAGCAATCCAAAGGTCTTGGACAGTATCATCATGGGAGGAGATAATGATGTCACCGGAAATCCGGTTAGCAACCATGTGAATTAGCCTACCGTAACGGTCCTCGATAAGCGCGTGTTGTTCTTCGTTCATCATGCCTCCATTATACCATGCTGGGAGGCTAGTGTCAAGCTTCTCTAGCGGTTTTTGGAAGTTTCTTCTTCTTCGTACTTCTTCTTTAGCTTCTTTAGGAGAGCTTTTTCTTTAGCAGCAGTAACAGCGGCCTCAACTTTCTACTTCACACTTAAGTACTTTGGGATAGGTAAGATCATTCAGGTGAAAGAGAGTATGAATAACATCATCTTTCACCATGATTTGTGGTTGGTGCTTCATTTGCTCTCTGTGATCTTCAGAGCCCACCCAATCCTTTTCAGGAAAATCCCACTCCAGCGTCATAGTAACCTTCATAACCCATCATAGGGATCTTTGGGCAATACTCAACATATAATTAATGGTAATTAGAAGGTTACTACTAGTATATATTTTGAGGAAGCTTATAAGGGGAGCTTCTCTTTATATTGAGGATACAGGAATGATTGACAACAAGACGTTAGGGCTGCTTTGGGAAAAATCTGTTATTGGCTTGGCCTTGCTGGACAAGAACGGATACTTCTTGGATGTGAACTCTAGGTTGTGTGAGATTTTAGAGTATTCAGATGTAGAACTAGTGGGAAAGCACTTTAAGGACATTACCTTACCATCAGATCAGAAACCAGATCTAGAGATGGCTAGGAGGTTAGCATCTGGGGAGTTAGACTACTACAAGATGACTAAGACTTATCTGAAGAAGTCTGGTTATCCTGTAATGATGGACATTATGGTTTACGGCCTAACCAACTCTAAAGGGGAGTTCGAGTTTTTCCTATCTCAAATGACTCCAAGGTTCAACCTGAAGCCTACTTCCAACATAGATGAGTTTAGGATTGAACCTACTGTCCTAATCTTCAATTGGTTACAGTCCAATAAGAAATTCATGCTTGTAGTACTCACTACTATCACAGCAATGATGGCAGGCTTTACTGCCTTGTTTGAATTCCTTAAGGATAGAGTCTAAGCTTCAGACATTGGCCTGAGCTTACCTTGATAAGCAGAGGGGTGGGTAGAATCCAAGTACTCATGTGCAACAACATTCTGTCCACCCAGGAACATCTTTTGGTCTAGCAAGATTTCCCATACGTCACTACCTGCTGCATCCCAGCCAAGAGTATCACTGTATCCTCCAAATTGAATAGATCCTTCTGCTATACCCTCATCTACAATTAGGGTCTTATCCATGAAGATAGCATCGTGATACATTCCGTGATAATATCTGTCCTTACCGTCAGTGTTATTGAAAGCAATATTATTAGCACCGTTAGTACTGGATCCATCATCTAGGTTTGTGTAGGTGAAAGAACCATTAGTGTTGGTACAAGGTAGACCGGAAGGGTATTCAGTATTGCCTCCAAAGAAACCCATAGGAGTTTCATTTCTACCGAAACTATCTGAACAACGTAGGGCAACATCTCTTGTTGCCCAATAGGTAGGATAGAGTGGATGAGTAGCATCATCAGAAGGCACTAGGCTACCAAACCATCCATCTCCTCCTAATGTGCCGACAGCAGCCTCTTTTGCATCACGAAGGGCAATCCAGTTAGTCATCCATTCTGGTTCGAACCAGTTAGGTACTTTGGTGGTACTGGGAAAAGTAGTGCGGAACAAACCTAGCTTCTCTAGTAATCTTGCGTTGATAGTTTTGCCAGGTTCAGCAGTACTGTTTTCAAACAGACCAATGTTGCCTGGTGTCCCTTCTTCAATATCTCTCAGCAAGGAAGCAAACAACTGTGCTTGGAATCCTCTCGATAGTCTAATGCTAGAATCCCGGTAGTCTTGGTTGGTGGGATCAGTTAGGTTAGCTAGATTAAAGTTGTTGGCATACTGAGGGTTCATTAGCCAAACTGCCTTCAAAGCTAGAGCTTGACCTGAGTTTACTGATTTCCTAAACATGAAACCATAATTAGTATGGATACCAGCGTCTACAGCCCTAGCAACTTCGGATCTAGACACTTGTGCTTCTGCATCGGGAACAGGGCCAGTTCCAGTAGTGCATTCAGCGTTGAGCCTATTAACGGTTGTGATTAGTCTAGTTGGTTGAGAGAAACCTCTATCCCCCCAAGTTGTACCGCCACCAGCATCTCCTCCAGGTGCAAAAGCATCCAAGGTAAGCTTGTTAATACTTTTTGTTAGAGTAGAACTGTCATCATCGAATCTAGTTTGGCTGAACCATTGTTTAACATTCCAGAAGGAAAACTTCATCCACAGTCTAGCCAAAGGATCTTTTCTTGCTAGCTCTGCTGCTGCTCTGTATTCTCTAGACAGGTGGGTATGTGCGTGCCTAGTCCATTTAGTTGCGTTGTGATCTCTTGGTTCGAGGATGTTTCCACCAACGGCAGTTCTTAGGAATGTACCGTGAAAAATACCATCGTCTAGCCAACTTCTTAGGTTGTTATTAGTATCATTAAACTTAGGAAATAGGTTGTACGCAACAGGGTCAGTTCCTTGTAGATTAGAAGTGTTCAAACCAGAACCTAGACCTAGGGCATACTCATTGTAGCCTGCAAGGTGGAAGGATTTGTTATCAGAACCTCCCCAGTATGGATCTCCTCCTTGGATGATTAGCTTCGTACCTGTGGTTGCTCCATTAACCTCTCCATTAATCAGAAGGGGCTCTCCTGTTGCAAGAGTTAGTGCAGCAATCTCTGAACGAGTAATCTCGCCCATCATCTCCCTTCTCCATAGACGAGCGCCTGGTCTGCCCTTTCTCCATCCCCAATAAGGAGCAATACCATTACCCCCAGTACTACTACCCATGTTCTTATTCCCCATGAACCAGGGTTGGACAAAACCGGACTTCTTATAAGTTCCTCCCCCTACGATATCGTACTCAGCAGTAATACCGTCAATCTGATCTCTGTATGCTGTTGGACGAGGAACCAGATCTGTCTCATCCATATCGTAATGGGTACAATTGATTAGGCTGGCTCTATCAGCACCAAAGGATAGTTTTACGGGCAGACAGGCTCTTGTACGGAAGTACAGAGGGGTAGTTTGTTTATACAGTCTGGTTTCTCCTGTTACGTTTTCTGTTACCGTAACAGATAGGGAGTTCCCGTAGACAAATCCAACAGCCTGAAAGCCATTGGTAAGCATTACATTGACCTCAAAGGATCCTGGGAACTCGTCATGCTCTACAACACAAGCATGGATACCCAGAGCTTTGTTATCAGAGAGGTAACCTACTCCATCGGAATGTTGGTCGTAGAGAGTTTCAAAGTCTGCTAGGGTACTATCGGGCGGAATGCCAAAGGTAGGAGACCCAGGGATATAGCTATCGTTTAGAGGTAGGGATGCATATTTCCAAAGGAAGCTCATGCCATTCACTTCATCACGGACGAAAGTATCAGCACTATCAATATTGATAGTCTTACGCATAATAGCATTAGCTTCCGAACCCAACGAGCCTTCCCCTGCATCTGAATTAAGGTAGTGCTGATCGAAGATAATGCTAATATCAAAATTGAAGGTTAGGTCTTCAGTTCCACCGGTTGTACCGGATCCATCTGTTCCACTTGTATCACTTGTATCACTTGTATCACCACCACTAGCATCATTGCTACCGTCTCCATCAGTATTGAAGGAGACATTTCCATTATTGTCAGACTCATAACCTAGTGATCCATCATTGCTAACGGACTTAGGAATAAAAACATCAGCGTTGAACTCTGTGATCTCACCTGTTGCGGTAACAAGGTATCTTGGACTTGGGATATAGGTTCTTAGTACTACAGAGATACGCTTACGGATTAGACGATCTTCTTTATCAGCAGCTTCAACAGAACCAGTATCATCTTCTGAAATGATGTGTGCCTTAGCTAGTGTAGAGAATTTAGTAGGAACTTGCATCTCTGGATTAAACTTCAATCTCACTTGCTCAAGGATTTGATCCATGTCAGAACGATACTTACACCAAATATTGATATCGTACTGAATGTTTACTGGTCTAGGGGCCAGGCTCAGTACTCTGAATGCCTGTCTCTTCTCCTCATCCCAGACCTTCTCATGTACAAGGATACTCTCGTTTCTACGTCTTGAGTCATCATCCTTTGTAGTAGTCTGAGCAATAGAGATAACAGGGAGAATGATGTTATTCTCCTGGGTGAGCTTGGCTACTGCTCTTTCAGCATTAGCGTGCATTACCTTGATATCCGTAGACTTCATATCAGAGGTAAGGTAGACGATATCATTAATTGATGCCATCATGCCTCTAAGACTCTCTCGGTAGACGAAGGAGATATTATCTCTCTCTCTAGTCATCTTGAAAATCTTAGCTCGTACATCTCCTTCCCTAGTAGCCCAATGTACGCTTCTACTTTGGCAAGTTTTGCTCCCTAAGAAAGAGATCTCGTTGACGTTTCCTGAAATTCCGCTTGTATTACTCATAAAAAAAGCTCCCCTAGTATATAGGAGAGCCTCTTTAAATCTCAGTCGATTTCCTGAATAAGCCTTTCTAGGTAATAATGAGCCTTAGCCAGGTCTTGTGTGCGTTTACCTTTATAGGCACTTCGCATCATGTACTTGATAACGTTTCCTTCTAGATACCCTTCAAACTTCTCCTGACTGAGTTTGGCCTTCATAATATCCAGAACTTCAATCCCTCCCATTGTGTAGTGATCGGGCTGTACTACTTCGGGGTCTGCTTTCTTTTCCATTTCGGGAGTCTCCTTGTTAGTTGATTTTGTTGTGCTGTACCAACAATTACCTAGGTAAGTTTTTCTGTATTCATCGTAGTGAGACATTGGGTTCCCCGTAAAGCTGGTCTCCTACTGAGGCATCGTGAGGAGAGTTTTCATTGGTAATATTGGAAGTAGCACGAACAAAGACTGCCTTTTCTCTGAACTCGTTTAGGTTTCTAGCCCCAACATAGGACATAGCTGATTTGATTCCCTCTTGGAAGTATTGCACGATCATCTTTGTACTTCCTGCTGGGAGGGTTGGTACTGCTTTGGAGATACCTTCCATGTTGACTACTTTTTGATTCAGAACCTCTTTGGCATCCCTTGAGGCCATCCCTCTGAATTGACTGTAAGCCTTCCGAGGATCCCACCCGATAGTACGGTCAGATCCAGCTAGGACGCCTCCTACCATTACTGCTGCGGCTCCTACGGCCAAGCACTTAGCTGCGTCCCCAGGGCTTCTGATACCACCGTCTGCAATTACAGGAATGCTCACATCAGCACACTGAGCAACGGCAGCCAATTGAGGAAAGCCACAACCTGTTTTAGTTCTTGTGGTGCAAGCAGAGCCAGGACCAATTCCTACCTTTGCTATAGTTGCTCCCCAAATCTCAAGATCTCTTACGGCTTGACGAGTAACAACATTGCCTGCAATGATATCTCCCTCAAAACCACTATCTCTAATCTTCTTAATGGTTTGTTCCATTGCCATTGAGTGCCCATGAGCAACATCAATACAGAATGTGATAGGTCGTCTCTTTGCTAGATCTAATAGCCCTTTAATTCTCGTAGCATCATTAGACCAAATTCCAACAGCAACCATCAGATTTGCGTTGTAGGGAATTTCATTTGCAATATGCAGAGCTTCCATAGCTGGCATATTCCTGTGAAGAACAGCACCTCCCCCATAGGAATTCATGCTAAGGATCATATCGTGCCCTGTGATGGTATCCATGTTTGCTGCAATGATGGGGATGGGAAGCTTTAGAGTCCCAAGAGTTGTGGTTGTGTCACAACCTGTTGTTCTACTCCAGATCTCAGACTTCTGAGGTACGAGAAGAACATCGTCAAAGCTAAAGGCTTCGTTCGCTAGAATTTGCATCTTTAAGGAAATCGATAATTAGGATGATTCGTGATTCGCTGGACAGATTAAATACTGAGTGGAGGTTTCTGTCATTGAAGACAAAAGCCTCCCCCTCAACCCATTTGACTTCTTGGTTTTCGATACGGAGTCCACAGTTCTCTTTGGGAATCTTTAGCGCCAGATGTGCTCTAAGTACCTCATCGGTAAACCCAGTGTGGGGAGTAATCTCAGTCTGATACCTAAGAATGGAGAAGCTTGCGGTCTGTAGCCCTGGGATGTCTTTTACTAAGTCCCAGGTCTTAGGGCACATTTGAGTATTAACGTAATGCTGTCTACCAAACGTAATAAGAGGCAGTACGTCCCACTCTCCAGAGTATAGATCAGTCTCCAAGTAGGGAACTGAGTACTGGTGGGACTTTAATGCCTCTTCTCGAATATCTCTCCAACCGTTTTCAAGTTGCTGAAGAAATGGGAACTCCTTGCTTGTTTGTGTAAAACTGCTCAACGATGACTCCTGCTTGTATTAGGTATTCCAGCCCGCTACTGTGATACACCTTATCATAGACAACTCGCTTGATTTTTGCCTGGATAATCAGGGTAGCACAAGGAATACAGGGAGCCATAGTAACGTAGATTGTAGCACCTTCTGATGATTGGGTGCTACAGGCTAGCTTGGCAATGGCATTCTTCTCTGCGTGGAGGACTTCCAGCTTAGTATAGGTAAAGCCTAAGAAGTCTGTGTACTCACACTCATTACTGAATCCTGTAGGAGTTCCATTCACACCGTCTGAAATAATAGCCCCGTTCTTTACTACTACACATCCTACTTTAGCTCTGCTAGCGTTGGAGAGAGTGGCAAAGGACTTTGCGTTGTCCATGTATACGGTGTCAAGCTGTTTTTGTGAGGCCAAGGAGGAACTCTAGGGAAAGGTAAATGAGGTTGGTGAGAGAGAAGACAAGCACAGGAAAGACGATGCACATACCGACTACAAGTAGTGTGGTTTGGATATTATCTTTCCTATGTCGCTTGTCGTATTCTGCGAAAGGGGCTTTGGTCTTCATTATGATAAGAGAGTGGACTTTAGTTTGTCCACTCTCTATTGTTTATTACTGGACGAAGAGGTATCGAACTCCAACGACTCCTTGAGCCGCTGTACTGTACGAACATTCGCTTTGCGAGCCCCCGGCATTCTCCAAGGTCATTGTGGTATTGATAGGAAGGAGGAACGTACCCGTTCCAGTCACAGACTGTAGAGCACCAGGGAAATCAAAAACTGGCCCCCAAGCAAATTGGGTGTCCACAGAAGCCGTAGCAGGGACAGTCGCCCCAGGTGCAGCAGTAAGAAGTTCTACAGGACGAGAAACAGTTCTACTAAAGAGTCCAGCACTAGGAAGGGATAGCTGAAGGGCACAAGGAGAGTGTCCAGGAGTGCCAATATCGCTACGAGTTGGAGGGAAGTAACCTTCCTCCAGTTGATCCCACGATAGGGCAAGTTGACCAGTGGTATTTCCCGTGTTCTTGTAAGTGGAATCCCACTGAGCATCAATTTCAATGCCATACTGGACGCCAACAAGAGTGCCACGACTAGGATCGAACTTTTGGAATGTGAGTCCCGTGAACTGAGATCCGTTCCAATCAATGTCTTGGAAGAGGTCAGCGGCTCTAGTAGAGCCCCCACCGAAACTGAAAAGAGCGAAAGAGGTGAGGGCTACTGCAAGAACAGTAGCCAGTTTTGTGTGAAATTTCATTATCTAATGTTGCGTCTGTCTGAGTGTCGATCCCCAAAGACGCGGTATTGGGGACACTTAGTATATAATACCCCACAAGGAGTATTTTTGACAAGAAACCATAGATTTATTAACTACATACAATAGATGAAGAACATACAAGAATTGAATACTGACGTTGGGAAGAAGAATAGCACTGATATCTCCCTGAAGAGGGTTAGAGATAAGATCAAGTCCAAGGGACATGAGTTCAAGAACAAGGCTACTGATCTAAGGAACAGAGAGGGTATCAAGAACGATAACAAGTCTGCTATGAAGAAATCCTTTCTAGCTAAAGCTAAGTCTATTCTCCTTAGACGCTAAAATGTTTGTTGGCAGACTCTTGGTTCGAGTCTATATTTGGTAGGGCGTACAGGATTTGCACCCGCATGAGCGAAATTAGAAGTTTCGTGCCTGTCTATTCGGCCAACGCCCCATGTGTATTATGACCTGTCCAGGTAATGTTCATCACAGTACCAAGCAATATCTTCTAGGAACTGATAATGAAATCGTTGTTTTGCTCTTTCCACAATGCTATTGATCTCAACTAGACGCTGCTTGAGTGCATCAATTTCAGCTTCATACTCTCGGTCACTCTTAAGCGGGGGAAGGAAGCCTTTGTTCTGGGGGTGGGTCATTTTTGGTATCCTGCTTTGATTACTGAGTCTCGTTCTTAGCCTTCCCACTAAGGAAAGCAGTTCTCATTGATTCCAAATCAAGCCTAGCCATTCTAGCCATGCCCTCAAGGATATTAAGCTTGTACATGCTGTTATCGTACTCCTCAGCAGTTTCCCACTTCAAGTCCAGATTAATTTTCTTGAAGCAATCACTAACCCGGAAAGATCCCTCAGCATACTCTTCCCAATTTTTCATAGTATAGGAAACCGTGGAATCGTAAACGGAATCAGTGCGATTAAGGAAAGAGCGGCCAGTCAGCGTTTTTGTAACAGTCATAGTCTGGAGGATTGTGGTAACAGTCATAGTATGGAGGATTGTGGTTGGTTGGGAGTATAGGAATCGAACCTATATCTTTGGATTATGAGCCCAATGTTCTACCGTTATACTAACTCCCGTTGTTCTTAAAACTCCCAATCAGGGTATTCGTCTGCAAGCAACGCGCCGATCAAGGTAGTCATATCCGCGATCATCCAAGTAGCAATATCAGTACCAAACTCTTCAATCCACTGAACGTAGATTACGGTGGTCATGAAAACAGCATACTCCTCAGCGAACTCAGTCTTGGTCATTCCAGCATCAATAGCCAGGTCTGCACAAGTACGAACATGGTCACGATAAACAGGCCAGCGCCTACGCAGAACAGTAAGGGCTTCATCAGCGGCGGTTTGTTCTTCCACAGCAGCAGCTTGTTCAGCAAACTTCTCAGCGACATTACCGGAGAGGTAAAAGCCCCAAAGACCCAGCATTACAATGCTGCTTACGACAATGAAAATAATCGACCAAAAGAGACCTTTAAGAATATCTAGCATCAGTCAATACCTGTGTCAGTGATTTGAATTCGGTTGGAGAAGTTCCAGTCGCTATCGTTATCTCGGTAAGCAATCTGAGCGTAGTAACCAACAGGAATTTCAGAAAGGGTGAAAGGAAAAGCAGCTTGGCCGTACTTTTCATCGTAGAAGCGAATAGCCCCTGAACCAGCACCCTGAGCAAAACCATTCATGCAAAGGTTACCGTGACCAATAGGAGTAGAAACCGTAGCCATAGGAGAGTAAACAACCATCGCCGTATTTCCATAGCAGCCATTCCAGGAAACCAGTAGATCGTTGGTGGTTTGGGCTAGGGTGGCTCCAGAGTGAAAATCTCCATTAGGAGTGGGGACAGAGCAGTCCACGGAAAAGGGGTGGGTAATTAGTGCGAGTAGTAGTAGAGACTTCATAAGGTTTATGTAGGTGATTGGTAGGCCATTTTGGAATTGAACCAAATATCTCCGAGATATAAGCTCGGTGCATATACCTATATTTGCATATGGCCCGGAGAGTGGAGGAGAGAGAGCCACCTCTCCCCCCGACACAAGTATTATACCGTGGCCTGTGGGATTCTCTAGGCTTCTTTAGTGTAAATTTTTTCCACATCTACAATACTTAGTTGGCCTTTGCTAACCTTGCACTTGTAGAGATCACCCTTACTGGGGATCGTATTGTCGAGAATCTCATCTGCTACTTTGGGTGCGATATTCAGCTTAATGAATCGCTTAATATTACGAGCACCATACTCTTGAGAGTAGCCTCCCTTGACAACGTACTTAAGTACGGCCTCAGTAATTCGAATAGGTAGTTGCTGCAATTGCATCTTGGCGATCTTCTTAACCTGCTCCTCATTTAAGGTGGTGAAGAAGATAGTCTCGTCAATGCGATTTAAGAACTCAGGACTGAAGTGACGCTTGACAGATTGCATCACCGTACTCTTGATTTCGACATCACTAACATTAGCTTCCTGCCTATCGAAACCTAGTGCTTCCCTTTTTACTTCTCCTACTCCTTGGTTGGAGGTGAAGATAAAGATGGACTTGCTGAAGTCTAGGACTCGTCCTACGTTATCAGTACAGGTGCCATCGTCTAGGAGAGACAGTAGGAAATCATACAGTTTATGGTGAGCCTTCTCAATCTCATCGAAGAGGAAGACCCAAGCGTTTGACTTTTCGGCCTTCTCGTAAAGCAGGCTCTTTTCAGAGTGCCCGACGTAGCCTGGAGGAGAGCCGATCAGCTTGGCGTATTCGTGTTGACCAGAGTACTCAGCGCAATTGATCTTAAAGAAGTTACCTGTGTAGTTAGCACCCAGGGTTCTTGCAAGTTCAGTCTTGCCCACACCTGTTGGTCCTACGAAGAACATAGAACTATGTTGGGAGATACCAGCAGCAATAAGTTTCAGCGTTTGCATGACTGAGCTTACCGCATCTTCCTGCCCTACGATGTTCATACCAATAGCCTTCTCAATCTCTTCTAGATCCTCCTTAGTATTGAGAGTATACTCAATACCAGAAGTAATCTCAGACTGCTTGCTATTGATAGTCTTCTTCAGCTTATCAAGGAAGGGATCTATTCCCTGCTCTTGAATAACCTGATTGTTAATATCAGCACAGAGGATTTCCAGGTTGAGAGAGGGATAAATGGAAACAACAGAATCGTAAACAGATTCGTAGTCTCTTTCTGATAAGTCTAGTGCAGAGGTAGTGGTAAGCTCTACAATGCTTTTCTTGTATTCTTGAACACAGATAGGTTCAGTAGAGGAAGTAATGCCACGGCGTAGACCTTCATAGATCTTTGATTCCTGACTAATGGTTAATACTCTTACTCTTAGAACTACGTCGAGTTCGTCACATACAATACGGAAGAATGCTGATTTATTTTTTTTGCTCATCTAGGAAGGAATCCAATTGACTAAAGACACTATTGTTATTCGACGCACTATTCTTTGTTTTATCCGTTTCGGGAAGCTTATCTTCTAGCTTGATAACCAAGTCTAGAATCTTAATGACGTTGTTCTTCGAAGTCTGTGCTGCTTTTAGGCAATCGACCATTAGCTGTTTAGCTGCATTGTCTTGGGGATTCTCCTCCACCATTGCCTTGAAAAACTTATGGGCTTCTAGCGCCAAGCCTCTATCGTCTCCCGACTCTCCAATAAGGTCTTTACAAATCTTTTGAATACGGGTGGGACTGAGGGCTCTTGTTTTAGGGGTATATGGTGTGGGCATTTTTCTTATTCTCCTTAGTATCTAGGTATTGACCTATCCACTTTTGGATAAAAACTGAACTGCATAGCTCCCATTGCCCATATGTTAGGTTTAGCCCGAAAGGCTTCCAGGACATATCCTGTTCATCAACGTTCTTACTTCTCACTTAGAATCTCTACTCTTGATAGGTGAGCATCATTTAGTTCGATGCCTGTAGGGAGAGCAAACGAAAGCTTGGTATCCCTAATAGCTTGAGCGATATCGATTGCGCCTGGGTAATCCATATCTAGTTCAAGCGTAACTCTCAGCTTACCACTAATCTGATTCTCTCGTCTATTCTTAGAGTCGAAGTTCAGCTTAGTTTTCTTCTGAGGCTTCTTGTGGCTATTCCAAATCCAACCCATTACTTAACATTTCCTGTGTAGTGCATAATTAGGACGTACCTTTGTCCTTCTGTAACAGGTGCTACTTTATGCTGAGTAAACCCGTCCCACATCGCTAGAGAGTACTTAGTTCGTTTAATGAAGAACTCCTTCTCTGGAGGGGTAAGCAGTAAGGTCTCCCCTCCTGTAAACTGGTCATTTAGGAGGACACAGGCTGTAGCAACTACAGGAGGTCGAATTCCATTGGGGCCAGAGTCCCAATCACAGTGCATATCGAACTTGCCTCCAACATCATATCGGAGGATCCAAAAGCCGTGATAGCCTGTGACGTAATCACAAGCGTTATTCTTGAAGAGGAAGTTCATCTTCCTCATGCAGCTTTCCCCTAGAGCAAAGAGATCAGGTAGTACGTCTACAATCTTCTCATCGTTCTTGCGGGAAACCTGGCTGAATGGATTAGCAATCTGCATCTCCAAACAATCGGGGTTATAAGACCAAGCAGATCTCTTTCCCCTTTGATCTACTAGCTCAATTAGTTTTTGAGCCAACTCTTCTGTTACAGCGTTTTCTGCCGTAACGAAAGTTGGCTCCGGGTTGTGTACAGTGACCATCATACGCTATCATAGCGTTAGGAGGCCCGTAGTCCTTTACTTAAAGGGGTTTTTGATTTTCTTGAGTATGCTGGGTAGCGTCTCTACTGAAGGGAATGCCCCCTTAATGGGAGCTAGGATAGCTACTCTTTCCTTCCTAGGATCCCAATACAGGACAGCACACCCAGGATCCATGTCCATCTTATCATAGATCAGATTGTATATTACGCAGTTCTCGTAATACTTGGTGAACTCATCTGAAGTAAGGGCTTCTATTCTCTCTCTAGGAGCGTAGTCATTTAGAAAGAAGGCTAGTTGCGTCTTCGTAATATAGTGACCATCTACATTGGTCATGCTATAGGGTTTTCTAAAAGGTGTCTTCTTCATTGGAAAAAAGGGAGGGACCGTTGACGGGGGAAAAACGGTCCCTCCCAAGAGCGCAAGCAAAGCTCTCGTTAGTATTTAGTTCAAAAAACTCTAGGACTAGAAAGATTTTTAGTTGCTAGCGTATTGAGAAGCCAGATCCCACAGTTGAGTGTTGAGATTAACGTCAAGCTGAATGTTAGTGATCTCTCGCACTTTGCGGCCAGTCTTCTGCTTAATGAAGCCACCCTTGGTCAGGTTCTCCTGAACACGGTTAAAGGTCTTCCACAGATTGCTACCCGTATCGCCAGGACGACGAGCCGTATTCAGGTTGAGAAGCATTTCATCATCGAAAGCATCAAAGCGAAGGGCAGCAGCTTCCTTAACGAAGCTAGAACTGCGGTCGAACGTAAGATCAATGCCCTCCCACTTGTTAATGACGTTGGAAATCTTCGTAGCGTTAGCCAGAAGTGTGTCAGAAGCTTTTCGGACTTGGGAAGGGTCGAAGCCAACGTGGCGGAAGTAGATGCTACCGAACTCTGTGTCCGAAACAATCATTCCATTAGAGCAGACAAAGCGGAACACTCCTGCTTTCAGAGTGTGACCAGCAAGACCGTTGTGAGCGTTCATAAGAACAAGCTCAGGAACGGAATCACCAACACCGAAATCCTGCTCAAAACTAGATTCGTGACGAAGACGAACCACATGACGAGCGTGTTCAGGGCTCCAAGTACGGGTTTTCACCTGACCAGCGTAAACGACCTCCCAGCCCTCTTCTTGGAAGTGGTTGAGGATCTCTTCGGTAGAGAGGAAAGAGTATCGATCAGAGACACGGGCCTCTTCGGGGCCAGTAGCAAAAATCGCAGGACAGGTTTCACGGAGCAGTTCTTCGTTTCTAAGCATGGTATTTTGTGCCTCGTTTGGCACCAGTTTGAGTTACGAGATTATGGTTCTTAAGTTCGTTAATTGTGTCAGTCCAATCAGCGGCATCAATTCCAGCATTGAGGAGGATCCAAGACTTACCTTGGGGTTTCTTCTCTGCCTTCAGAAGCTCAAAAATAGTCTGAGCATCCTTGGAGAGAGGTTTGTTACTCTCTTCTTTTACTGGCTTGGGAGTTCGTCCTACCTTCCTGGAAATAGCCTTGTTGATGGCATCGGCCAGGTTGTCGTAGGTGAAGTCGGCGTATTCTCTCATCATATTATAATAGCCTCGGTAAGTATTTTCTCGGAAAGTAATCCCGAATTATTTAGGAAAGACCCAGGTGATCTCTAATGGGCTTGAACTTTTCTGTAGGGAACTGGTCGATAAACGTCTTCTTTTGGAATTTCATGTCCCCAAAGGTATACCAGGCTCCACCCTGAATTACTGTTCCTTCCTTCACAAGTTCTTCCAACAGGCCATAGTGAGGAATCAGGCCCTTATTGAATAGTAGTCTGAACTCAGTCTCTCGGAAGGGTAGGGATACCTTATTTTTAGTGTTACGGAGGCGTCCCTCAATACCCATAGCGTCACCATGCTCATCCTTGATAAGATCGCTTGTCTTATTCGAGATCGTTTTCATATTGACTGACAGGTAGTACTCTAGGGACTTACCACCAGAAGCCATTGTGTCTGGACTACCAAACATAACACCCACCTTGTTTCTGATCTGATTGATGATGATGAGGGCTACCTTATACTTGCGGAGGATAGGGTTGATCTTCTTCAGGCAATTACCCACACACTTAGCTCTAACTGCTCCCTGCATATTGTTGCCATCGTAGTTCTCAGCTTCGTACTCTGCCTTGGAAGGAGAGACAGCTATACTATCGTATGCAATGACAATAGGGGTGTCCTTGTCTAGCTCCCTAATCTCCTTGATAGTCTGCTCTATGACGTTGAAGCAATCCTCTACGGTTTCTGGGGCAGCGTAGATTAGCTTCTTTGGGTCAAGGCCCAGATGCTCTGCGAACGTTGCATTGTAAGCGTTCTCACTATCTACCAGCATTGTGTAATGCCCTAGAGCTTGGGCTTCCTTCAGGATATGGGTAGCGAATACAGTCTTAGCAGTACTCGCCTCACCATGAAACTGACTGATACCCCCAATAGGGATACCATCTCGATAGTTACCTGAGATAACCTTGTTTAGAGCATAGCTTCCTGTGGAAACAAAGCCTAAATCTTCTACTGAATCTGATAGAAGCCCCGCGTTCTTTAGCTTTTCAATGACGTTACTGTTCATGCCTTATTATAGACTCAGACTCCAGTATACACCACTTCTTTGATACCAAACTTTCTAATCAGAGCCATACACCCAGGGCAAGGCTTGGCGAGGTTCTCGTTAAGCCTATAGACGTAAATGCTAGCCCCAGAGATATCAATTCCCTGTCTTACTGCTCTATAGATAGCGTGACCCTCGGCGTGTAGGGTATCATAATTACCACTACCAAACCGAGGGTTAGTCTTATTGGTGTTAGAAGCTTTGCTTAGAACTTTTTTGCCTTTGGCAATGGCAGCACCAATCTTGAAACGGTGAGTGGATTTCTCAGATTCAAGTCGGGCTGCCCTCATCGGCGGGCTATTAAGTTTCATTACAGGGGCTCTGGTTTGAAGACTTCAATTCCTTCATACTCCCGAACACTACGAGCATAGAGATACACGAGAGCGTGTCGGGAGAGGTAATCTTCGTAAATCCTATCGGCTGGGAAAGGGCACCCCTCATCGTCAGAGTACCATCCTTCTTCATACCTAGCCGTGAACATAATCCGGGCCATACTTAGAACTTGGGTTTGGTTCTTAGGGTGGAAGGAGGTAACGCCATGCTTCGCATGGAATTGGACTACGTTTCCTTCCATTTTTTTCATGACTCTGGCGAAAGCCTTTTCGTGGATCGTCATATCAACACTTCTTTTCGCAAGGTCTTTCTTTACTTGCTTATCCCACTCCTTGTTTTTCTCTTCGAGAAGTTCTCCAATAATTCGAATCTCATGCGAGCTAATGGCTCTCCTGTTTTCGGGGAAGTAGTGGAAGCCATCATCTAGACGGAGAAGCCCTTCTCTGAGGTGGTTACGAAGCGTCTCATCTTGATCTTCTTTCGGTTCAATCACGACATACCTCCTTTAAACCAACCGTTACCCTTGAGGTTAAACCTAGGGGTGCAATCTCCAAGATACTTTTGCATGGTTCCCTCCTCTTTCTCTTTAGGGTCGCATTCAGGACAGTGGGTAGCTGGGTTAATGTAGTCCTCTGTCATAGAGGCGAACTTCTCCCAAATCATATCACACCCTGAACAGTGGTATTGGTAAAAAGGCATTAGCGGTTGTCTCCTGAGCCCCCGATGACTCCACGGGCTTGACGATCAAGTAGCTTTTTGTTATTAGCTTTAGCTGCCTCTTCTAGAGAGTAACCAAGCTCGAAAAGGAAGGTAGAGAGATACCAGAGTACGTCACCGCATTCATGCATAAGATCTTTCCTATCCTGAGTAGACATATTCCCACCCTTATCGCGGGCAATCTTCTTTAGCTTTTCGAAGATCTCTCCAACCTCTCCTCCTAGACCCAGAGTTGGGTAATGGATGTTACTACCCCTACTAGGGTAGATTGCCGTCTTGGCTACGTTTACATCATATTCCTTAAAGTTCATGTTCCTTCAATCCTAAGTACGGGAACTCCGTGTTCCTCTGCTTGTTTTATCATGTTATTAGTTCCTTTGCCTCGTAACCGCGTCCTCCACACACGATGATCTGGTAGCTGGTGTTCATAGCTTATTATACCTTGGTAACCATCTCTTCTCGGATCCAATCCAGAGTAAATTCCATGCCTTCTACAAGAGTCATAGAGGGTTTCCAGCCGAGGACTTGTTCCATGAGAGTGTTGTCAGAACAGCGACCCATTACTCCTACTGGACCCTCAATGTTTTCAATGCAGGTAGAGTCTTTATCTACAATGGAAAGAGCCATACGAGCCAGCCCGTTAATGGATATCATTTCATCAGAGCCGATGTTGATAATGCTCTCTGTGTCTGCCTGCATTAGGCGTCGAACGGCCTCCACGCATTCGTCAACGTATAGGAAAGAGCGTGTCTGAGTTCCTGGCCCCCAGACCTCCATAGACTCACCAGCTAGGATAGCTTTACGAGACATTGCAGCAGGAGCTTTCTCTTTTCCACCTGTCCAAGTGCCATAAGGCCCAAAGATATTGTGGAACCTAGCGATACGAACTTGGATACCATAATTCCTAGAGTAGGACTTCCATAGACGTTCGGAGAATAGTTTCTCCCACCCGTATTCTGAGTCTGGGTTAGCGGGATAAGCAGAGTCCTCCTTGCAGTTAGGGTTCTCTGGATCTGTCTGATTCTCGCCTGGGTAGATGCAGGCTGAGGAAGAGTAGAAGACCTTACACTT